TAGCGAAGATTACTTGAAGCATATGGAAGAATACTCAAAACATGATGTTGCGAGAAACACAGATTTTAACAAAACATTCCCGGAACTTGATTGGTTGTATAAATGATTGAATGGGGTATCTCTGCTGCAGCACATGATGCTGCTTTAACTGTAGTCGATGGTGAAGAGATTCTTTTTGCTTCACACGCAGAACGTTATAGTGGAATTAAAAACGACAAGCATCTAAATGCTGATCTAATCAACGCAGCATTGAAGTTTGGTAAACCAGAGAAAATTCACTGGTATGAGAAACCTAAATTACGAGCGATGCGTAGATTCTTAACTGGGCAGGGATTAGTTCGTTTCAGCGTTAGACAATATCTCAAAGAATTCGGACTAGAAGTTCCAGTAGAATTTGCTTCTCACCATGAATCGCATGCCGCAGCAGGATTTTATACTTCTAGATTTGATACCGCAACTGCTCTCGTAATTGATGCGATTGGTGAGTTTGACACTGCATCGATTTGGTTGTGTGATGGAGAGAAAATGAAAAACAAGTGGACGATGGATTATCCAAAATCCCTTGGATTGTTTTACTCCGCGATAACTGATCGTGTTGGTTTGAAACCGAACGAGGATGAATATATCCTTATGGGTATGGCGGCATATGGCGATCCCAACAAGTATTACTGGCAGATGCGCGAACTTTATGAGAAAGAAAATCTGCATCGGGGATGCCGTTGGTGGTTGGGAGATGAAACTCCGATCGAATATGATCTTGCCGCTGCAGCGCAAAAGATTTACGAAGAAGAATTCGATAAACTTCTACATCGGGCAAAGAAAGCAAATCCAGAACAAGAAAATCTAGTATTATCAGGGGGTTGTGCACTTAATTGTTCTGCTAATCATATCGCCAGAAAATATTTTAAGAATATCTGGATTATCCCGAACCCAGGAGACGCAGGAAGTTCTCTTGGTGCGATTGCTGCTAACAATCGGAGAAAACTGAATTGGCAGGGACCATATCTTGGTGAGAATATTGAAACCGAATATCCCGTCGAAAAACTATTGACTTCTCTACTGGAAGACGGTATAGTTGGAGTTGCTAGTGGAAGAGCGGAGTTTGGTCCGAGAGCATTCGGTAATCGAAGTTTGCTTGCCGATCCCAGTAGACCTGACATTAAGGACAAGGTAAATGCAATCAAACGCAGACAAAAATTTAGACCCTTTGCCCCAGTTATCCTTGAACAGTATGCAGCAGAGTATTTTGACATGCCAGTTAAGATATCCCCGTATATGCAGTTTACTGCAAGATGTAAATTTCCTACAAGGTTTCCTGGTATCATTCACATTGATGGCACATCTCGCGTCCAAACTGTAAACAAGCAGCAACATCCTGGGTTGTTTGAATTACTAACACGCTGGTATGAGGAAACGGGTTCACCAATGTTATTGAATACCAGTTTAAACATCAAGGGGTTCCCGATGGTTAATGACGAAAAAGATGCTGCAATGTTCCAGAACATGTATAATGTGAAGGTATTTTAATAAATAAAAAATGATGGCAGATATACTTAAATTCCCAGATAAATTCTATCAAGGAAAACGATTATATCGGATACCTCTCTACACAGATTTCGACATTAACATAGTTTTGTTTTGTGTGAATGCCTTCGGTGAAACCGATAAACGTGTTATAATTGACGATCTAATAAAAATGGATCCATTAGATGTGATAAAATGTATTGACTTTGCCCTTGAATCAGAGTATATTTCTAATACTACGAAAGCGCATATCGAATGCATTCGTAAGTCAATTGAGGAAATTCCCTTAAAACGTGAGAACTAATATATTATGAATATTTTTTACCTACACCCAGAACCTCGTGCATGCGCTGAAATGCATGTTGACAAACATGTCGTCAAGATGATTATCGAGTATGCGCAACTTCTGTCAACTGCGCATCGTATGCTCGATGGCGAGGAATACATCGATGCCTCTTCTGGTCGCCGTATCAAGCGTTGGCGACTGGATGATCAGGCAATGGAAGACAATCTATACAAGGCATCACATATCAATCATCCCAGTGCTATCTGGGTTCGTCAGTCCAACAATAATTACACTTGGTTGTTCTGTCTATTTACAGAACTACTGCAGGAATACACGTATCGCTACGGGAAGATTCATGCGACTGACCGACTAGTCTATTGGTTGCGTAAACCACCAAAGAATATTCCTGTTGGTTATCTGACGCAACCGACTCCTGCTATGCCCGATGAATACAAGGTTCCTGACTCGATTCAGTCCTATCGAAATTATTATGTCGGTGCGAAAAAAAGTTTTGCAAAATGGAAAAATAGACCCATTCCAGAGTGGTTTGAAAACGCTGCTTGAATAAATACGTGTATGAGTAAAACAGTCATACCGATTCATTTCAAGCATTCCGAAATCCGAGTCCCTCGGTTCCAAGGCGACCCTTCATTGGGGTCGCCTTTTTTGTATCACTCTAGCAACAAAAAAGGACTGTTATGTCGAGAAGAAAACAAAATAACTTACAAATTGTCTCGAATTCTGAACCAAAGGTAACAATCGAAAAAAGTAAACTATGTAAAGTCAAATACGACGATCTAAAAACTATTCAACCCAAAACACATAACCAAAGATTATTTTTCGACCTTTATGATCAACAGTCCACCGCGATGCTCCTACATGGTGTAGCAGGCACAGGTAAAACCTTTATTTCAATGTATAAAGCACTGGAAGAAGTGCTTGACCCAGAAACAGATTTCGAGCGTTTAGTTGTGGTTCGCTCGGCAGTACCATCAAGAGATATCGGGCACCTTCCAGGTGACGAGAAGGAAAAAACAGAGGTCTATACTTTACCATATGTTGAGATATGCGAAGATCTAATCAACCATATTCAACCCTTCCAGCGTCTGCAGGAACAAAAGACCGTTCATTTCCTAATCACCTCGTTCGTGCGTGGCATAACTCTTGATAACTCCATTATTATTGTCGACGAGTGTCAGAATATGACTGACATGGAACTAAACTCTATCATGACGAGAATCGGGAAAAATTCAAAGATTATTTTCTGCGGAGACTTCCGTCAAACAGACCTATATAAAAAGAACGATATGTCAGGTCTACAAAAGTTTATTGCAACTGTCGAATTAATGCCTTCGTTTAAAACAGTCGAGTTTTCCGTAAACGACATTGTAAGATCTAAACTCGTCAAGGAATATATTCTTGCGAGATTAGAATACGAAGAAAGGTATGTTGCATAAAAAGGGGCTTGACTTTTTTACAATTCTATAGTATATTGGATTATGATGTTTAAAACGATCTATGAATATGAAGATTTCGCCCAATCAGTAACGAACGAAGATGGTGGTAGAGTTTACGTAAATGCTTCTGGCACTGCGTATCCTTCTGCCACCACCGTTCTATCGGTTCTTTCTCGTGATGCTATCGCTGCTTGGCGTAAGCGTGTTGGTGAGGAAGAAGCGAATAAGGTTTCCCGTAAGGCAACTACTCGCGGAACTAAGATTCACTCACTAACTGAAGCATATCTCAAGAACGAAGATATTTACGATGCATACGCTACGACAAAAGCGTCGATGCTAGATATCGAGATGTTCAACAAGTTTAAGTCTGTTCTTGACTCGATCGGTGATATTCACTGCCAGGAACTTGCACTTTACAGCGACCATCTCCGTATGGCAGGTCGCGTCGATTGTATTGCCGAGTATGATGGCAAACGTGCAGTCATCGACTTCAAGACTGCCAACAAAGCAAAATATAAATCACAGATTCACTCTTACTTCATGCAGGCAGCAGCATATGCGATCATGTATGAAGAACGAACTGGGATTCCTGTTCCTTGGTTGGTTATTCTGGTTGCAGTTGAAGATGATGAACCTCAGGTGTTTGTCGAACGTCGCGATGACTGGACAAAAGAACTCATCCGTACTCGCGACTATTTCGAAAATGGTTATTGGACGTCATGAGCGAACTATCCGAGCAAAGACTGGCAATTTGCAAGGAATGTGAATTTTATAAGGCAAGGTTATGCATGAAATGTGGTTGCCTTATGCCAGCAAAAACAAAACTCAATCGTGCTTCGTGCCCCATAGGTAAATGGGGTTCAGTAGGAAAAAAACTTCCTTGGGAAGCATAAAATACTTGACTTCTAAAGAATTCTATAGTATAAATAGATTATCAGTTGTTGATACAAACTGAATGCTGCGTAGGACAGGGGTGCAACTCCCCTCACCTCCACCATAAACACTACTGGTTCGATTCCAGGCGATTAATGGATGGGCAACAGACCACGAGAGGGTTGCTAGTGTTTATGATGGGGGTGTATTTAGGATTCGACTGCGAGTTGAAGGCGAGAGTAGACTGATTGACTGGGTAAAGCGCCCACAAAAAGTAAATGCAAACGATAACGTTGCCTTTGCCGGATATGCGCTAGCCGCATGATCCCATTGGGTTTTTGGTAGTTTTTCCTCGAAACAGAATAAAACTACCAACCGTTCTAATCAAAGGGTGGAACGAGTCAACATAGGGTTTCTGAACAATAAATAATAGTATGAATCCCGCGATGCCTTAACTGGTGACAGAAAAGCATCGCGGGATTTTGCCATTTATGGCGCAGTGTGGGGAGTCACTGGTTAATACCCTCTCAAGTATAACAACACATAGGAAATAAGATGACTTCCTTAAATAAGAAGTTTTTCAAGTTTCTTTCGATTTTTACAGTATTAACTTGTAGTTTATATGGAATTAATTCATATGCTGAAGATGCTATCGAAAGAGATGCAAGGGAATACTCCCTCGGCGTTGGAGAAGTAATCCAAGAGATTAAAGAAGATGCGGAAAAAGAAAAAACCGCAATACGTAAAATTAAAACACAAAACATTCACTTAGCAAACAATCGCGAATTGAAGTGTCTAGCAGATAATATCTATTTCGAAGCAGGTAATCAGTCAACGACTGGTAAACTTGCTGTTGCTGCTGTTACTATCAATCGCGTGAAAAGTCCAAAATTCCCGAAGTCAGTCTGCTCGGTTGTATACCAGAGAACGAATAGAGTTTGTCAGTTCTCATGGGTGTGCGAAGGCAAGAAGCACATTCGTAGTGCTCAGCAATATGCTGAGTCAAAGAAAGTTGCTGAAAAAGTATTGCTTTCTGGGGCAAATCACGGTATACTTGGACGTAACGTTTTATTCTATCATGCGGATTATGTAAATCCTCGTTGGAATCTAAGACGTGTCGCAAAAATTGGTGATCATATTTTTTATGCAGGATAATACACTTGGAAATGGTAATGGATGGTTCTGAAGTAACCAATGAATTTTTAATTACTAAAGAGTTTAAGACAGCGACAGAGTTCTCTCAATTTATTGAGAAACAGGCATTTGAAAATAATATACAATGCATGGATATTCTTGTTGACTATTGTGTCAAGAAGGAAATTGAAATGGAATCTGTCGCTGTCTTGCTCACCTCTTCTCTCAAAGAAAAGATTAGAGCAGAAGCAGAAGAATTGAATCTTCTGAAACGAAAGAGTGGAGGAAAGTTGCCTCTATAATGGAAGCATACGATGTTTATCGCCTGTATATGGCAATGAAACTCCACTTCACCACAGAATCTTATGATATTTCTAAGACCAAGGGAATGGTCAAAGATTGCCGCAATGCGTTCATGAAACGCAAAGACATTCTTGCCTTTCGTAAACTTGGAGAGAAATACAAAAAACGAGAGATCATAGATCTACTAGTTGCCAATTTTACACGTGGTGACAAGTACGGTGGTGTATTCGATAGTGAAACCGAAGAAGCATATGAACAATGGAAGATTCGGCAACAAAAACTATCATATATCTTCAAGCAGGATATAATTACCATACTCAATGAAGCAGAAAAGACAGGCGAAGACCCTCTTGTTTCTTCTTCTGGTATTCACCCGATAGTGGTTCGCCAATATCTTGGTGGAAAAATTTCACTCGAGACATTAATTATACTTGACAAGTTGTTTGATTTCAGGTATATTAATGATAATTCCTTACAACTAGATTTTGTTTGGAAGGATGTATCATTACTGATACAAAAATACAGAATCTTTATT